CATTGCTAAATCAAATTCAATATTTGTTGGAATAAATATAGCCACAGGGAAGTTTATTGCATTATCAGGGATAACGTCATAACATCTTAAACCACTAATATTTTCAACAGTAGTTTTTAAACCATCTCGAATATCGGCCATATTAGCCATTAAGCAACTCCTAAAACAGTGCCTTTTCGAAATGGAGCTATCATTCTAGTTATTTCTCTATTTTGTTGAATATTAACTACGCCAAAATCCCCTACGCCGGCAACACCTAGCGGAGCGTTTCGCATAGCAAATAATTCACTAGCTAGCATTAAAGTTGCTTGTCTAATTTGTTCAGGAACAGCTGCATACCCCCAATTAGCTGTTATTTCTGCTCTAGGTCTATTACTTGAATAATCTAATGGCCATTCATTTGATCCGTCGCTAATAAGTTCAATAATATAAAATGGATTACCTGTTATACCTCCAACAACTCCATTAATAGGTAAAACTTGATATTGCGAAGCGCTAACAGTAACTTCATAAGTTCCGTCGTCGTCATCATCATACTTAACAACTAATCCAGTAGTTGTTGAAATATCATCTACTCTTAATCTATATAAATCGTCTGTAAAAAACTTACGCGCCGAAGTTGAGCCATCGGCGTAAAAGTATCTTCCACAAAATGCGTCAATTTGTCTTGAGGCTGCATTAATTGCGTCATCAAGTAAGCTATCATCAGCTGTATCACTTGTTGGAATTCCAACAAATGTTTTTAATTCATTTTGTGTGCAGTAGCCATTAGTAATTGCCATAGGTTTTATCTACCTTTTTTGCGGCCTTTACCTTTGCCACCTTTCATTTTCTTTTTTCCGTAACCAATACCCTTAGGCATAATTACTTCTTCTTTTCTACTTTTTTTTCAGCTTTAGGTTTTGCAGTTTTTGTTTCAACTTTTCCGCCAGCTGCTTTAATTGCTTTTTTAACTTGTTCAGCACGTTCGGCCTTTCCATAGGTTTCATAATGCTTTAACTCTTTTTTTAAAGCTTCTATTAAATTTTTATTTGCCATAATTTTTCCTTTTAAGGTTTGAGGCGAGTCAGTTGCCTGACTCACCTAAACCAATTTTACTTATTAGAAAGTAGGTGCAATAAGCCCTGTTCCTACGATTTCAGATATACCTGCTGGATAACGTCCAGAAGCAAATGCACTATAACCATAAACAACCATTTTAGTTGTTAATGATCCAGCGTTTGTTTCTTCAAATTTAAGTTGGAATAATCCATCTTCAAAAAGAATCATATCATCTGCTTTTACAATGTATATAGCGTCTTCAGTTCCAGCGCCTAAGTCAGTTCTGATGTTAGCGTCAGTGATTACTGGTAATCCCATAACACTTCCAACTACTTGACCATAAGCAGCAGCGTCTCCAATACCTGCAGCATTGTCAGGATTGTTGCCAGCTGGCAACACTAATGGACGGTTTGTTGTGTCAACCCCTGCAGTGAGGAAGCCCCACCTTCTAGGGTGCATAACAATAGCTGTTGCTGGTGCAAATCTATTTGAATTGATTTCTTGAACTGCGTCTGCAAGTTTAGGATATAATTCTGCAACTGTTGGACTTGCGTCTGTATATGTTGTTTGATTAATTCCAGAAACTTGAGAAATTCCTAATGGTTGTCCAGATGAGCCGGAGCCATTAATCATCAAGTTATCTAATTTTGTATAGTATGCTGAAACTAAATCTTGAAAAATAATATTTTCAAGACTAAAACCAGGTTGTCCACCTCTTTCAAGAGCTTGTCTTGAAACATCTTGCTGACCGGCAACAGTATCAACATTAACTGTTAATAATGTATCGTCCATGTTTGTTTCTTGAACAGCTGAGTTTTGGCTTGCTTGTTCAGCAGCTGCTGACCCAGTTGTAATTCTTGAAACTTCCACTTTCATCCCGAAATCAGGAAGAGGCTTTTTAGGAACAGCATTATATAATGGTGATCCAGCTCTTGCAATAGGTGCAAACTCATCTACTAAATATTGAGGAACTACTAAGCCTGTGAAAGCTCCTGTTCCAATATCTCTTGACTCATGCTCTTGATGTTTTCCAATTCTTTCTTGTGCTTTAAAGTCACCTTGTCTTGATCTCCAAGCGTCTGCAATGAAAGAGTGGTCTCCACCTTTTCTATACATATCTGGCTCGTTGACTTCAACAATAGCTTCTTTTTCGCCTAAGTCTTCATCTTCAACATTAAGCTCTTGTCTACTTTCTTTAACTGCTTTAAGAGTTTCTGCAGCTTCTCTAGCTTCCTCGATTTTTTCGTTAAGCTCTTTTACTTCAGCATGCAATTCATTTGATCTTGCAAATTTTGCGTCAAATTCTTCACTTGCTTCCATTTCATCAAGCTCAGCTACAAGGCCATCTAATTCAGCTACTTTTGAATCTCTAGCTTCAATTAATTTTTTCAATGTAGTTTTCCTTTATGTTTCTATTCTTATACTTCTGCGCTTAGTGAGTTTTAAAAGTGTGATATACGGCCCTAAAACTCGGCTACTCGTCTTATCGAATGCCATCTCTTTCAAGTTTCATTTTTAATAATTCAACTTTAGGATTGCTTCGCTTTTTATTAACATTATCACTATCAGCGACTTTATCAATAAAACCTTCTAAAATTTCTTTTGCCTGTTCACCATTTCTAGCTTCAACTAATTCTTTATGTAAGTTATCTATATCAACGCCTCTTAACTTAGCACCAGCCCACGGATTAGCAGGATAAGTTACTACGCTTACGTCAAATAATCTTGCTTCGTTTACTTCTCTATTTTCTCCAGAATTATCGAAGTTATCTTTTATTGCTGCAAAAGCAAAAGACATTTCATTTAAATCTCCACGCTTCATAGCACTTGCTACTTCAGCTACAGTAGGGTTATTGGGGTCAAGCTCTGCTCTAACAAATAATCCATAATCATCTTCTTCAAGTTTTAAAGTTCCTGATGATGTTCTAGCTAAAGGAATTCCATCATGGTTAACCAAAAATCTAACATCATCTTGTTCTTGCAATGTTTTCTTAAAAGCACCTTGTTTTATTGTTTCGTTATATTGGCCTCTGCTATCTCTTACGCCATAAGGCTTATCGAATACAGAAGCATAACCTGTAAATAACAATGTATTTTTATCATCATTATTTCTTTCTTCTACTGCTGCAAATGTAAAACTTCTATTTTCAGTTTGTCTTTCCATATTTTTTATATTAGTAATACTTCTTTGCTTTTCTAGTGTTTGTGACATTGCAACTACTTTATCAAATACTTCAACATGCTGACTGCTCATTTTTTCCTCCTTTTTTGCGCTATATCTAGGATGTTCTTTAGGTAATAAATCATTGTCTGATCGGTAATTTGGATTTTTAGGCTTATCATTTTTTAATAAATAACTAAATGCTTTTAATCTGGCTAATCCCCAAGCTTGTCTACTTACACCTGGCCTATGACTAGTTGAATAAGCTCCAAACCCTCTTCTTACTACAGCTTTAGCAGATGAAGCTTTCAATTTACGCCAGGAAGCCATTTCTGCTACTTCTTCATTATGTTCTGTTATTCTATTTTTTATAGCTTGTTCTGTTGAATCGCTAAACTTTATTCCTCCAGCTTTTCCGCTAGCAGACCCTTTTTTATTTTTTGCGCTTCCTTTAATTTGGTCTTTTTTAGGTGCAGGTGTTGATGGATCATTTCTAGGCTCAAGCTCACCTTCTTTAACTAATTGAGCTATTTTTCTGTCTGCCCAGTCTGCCGCTTGCATAGGATTAGTCCAGGGATTGGACCCCCATAATAAAAATGCCACATCGGAATAACGCCACGTATCAGGGTCTTGAGGGTTAGTTTTTTCTCTGTCAAGATCAACAATATGGCGTTTATGCCAGGCAGCTATGCGAACAATTTTTGATATTGATATAGGACGGCCAGCGGCCATGTCTCTTGCTTCTCTTTTCGTTTTTTCTGTTAACCCAGGCCCAGCTTTTCTTAAATTATCTAAACCACGTTGAGCATTTTTTTTCATAAACTCAGGCGGCTTCCTATCAACCTCTCTTAATTCAATTTTATTTTCTTTAGACTTCATTTCAGCTTCTGCTATATTTAAAGCAGTTATTTGGTCTTTAGCTTCTTTTTCTGTTTTATGACAGCCCATTATTTCTTTATCGCTATCTTTAATAACAGCAAAACCTTCGCACTCTTTATTTTCTGTTTCTATACTATAAGGCATTAGTCAGGCCTCACAATATGAACGCTTCCAGTTCCGCTTCCAGTTATTGCATATAATTCATTATCTTGAGGAATAAACATTTTTGTAGTTTCATTATTTGCTAATTCATAACCTGTTGCCGTTGAAACATTCGACCCTCCTAAATATATAGCTGAGCCATGTTCATTATGAAAATATACTTCTTGACTAAAATTTACACTACTAACAATTTTTGTAGGTGTTGTATTATTTAATGCTATCGCTTCACTTATCATTATTTAATTCATTTGTAGGGTCATGCTCATCTATACCTTGAGCGGGCAGTGTAGGGTCAATTAAAGCACCTTGTAAACCTATATAGAATTTATCGCCGCCTTCATAAGGCTCAAGTTCCATTTTTGCTCTTGCTTCATTAGGTGTCATAACTCCTGAACTTATTGCAACCTGATAAGACCTAACTCTGCTTAATTGATCGCCTCTTGCATATTCATCAGTATCTAATCTGACAAATTGTTTTCCTGGAAGTAAAGATGAAAATCCATCTTCAATTCTTCTAATCCAAGGGAGCAGTGTATGCCTAATAAATGCTAAGCCATTACTTTCAATATTTGAATAAACATTTGAGCCATCTTTTGAAAGTAGCAAGTGCGCAGGTATTCTAAATACTCTTGCAATTTCGTGAACTATTTGATTTCTAGCTTCTATAAGCTCACTTCCGGCTGAAGCACTTATGGCCTTCCATTTTAATCCTCCAGTTAATACAGCGGGTTTTCTATTTCTATTATGATTTCCTAACCAGGTTTCTTTTAATGTTTTTGCTTGTTCTGCTGTTAAATCTCTATCTGTTTCTAATACTGAGCTAGGTGTTCCTCCTTGACCATAAAACTGGCTTATATGTCTTTCCATTGCTAATGCTAATCCATAAGTATTTGCATTAGTTCTTAATGGACTAACGCCGATCAGGTCACCTGGATAACTATACCAAATAAAATGAAGCATATTATTTTTAGTTATTTTTCTATCATATTGTTTGCCCTTAGCAGTCTGTAAATAATAACACTTTTCACCATTTGACATTTCAACTTTAACTTTTTCAGGGTGAACTGGCGTTAATTGAATAGGTCTTCCTTGTCTATCTTTATCAACTAAAATAAAAGCATTTCCGTGCATTGCCATCGAAGTTATAGTTTGATGAATTAACGAAAACATTGACATATCTTGCGCAATATTTGGTTTTTCTAAAAATCTAGGTTTATCTGTAAATATTGTTTTTTGGCCTTCATATCTTAAAGTTTTAACCGGCAATAACGAAATACTATCTGCTATTAATGATATAGCGCTAAATACTGTTGAAATACCTAACGCAGACATTTCATTAACTTTTTCTCCAGTGTTGTTTGTAAGGCCGCCTTCTCTTAAAGCAAGAAGGTCAACCAAATTCCCTAAGGCTGCGTCTCTATTTTCTTTTCTATTAAATAAACTCATCTACTAACTAAATAACTTCCTACAATTAAAAACATTCCAGCCACTATAAATGCTAGACTAATATTAAATGTATATACACCATAAATTATAAGACTAGCCCCTACTACTTCTACTGTTGTTGTTATTACATTTTTCATAAGTTTATAATAGCAACTTCAGGATTATCGTCCTTAGGCTCAGGCGCTGTAATTCTATCTAGCATTAACACCATAGCTATAGCTCCATCTATTTTTCTTTTGCTTCTTCCTTTACTTAAACGCCAACCCATATCAGTTACTTTTTGCGCAGCGCTTAAAACTTGATCAGTGAAAGTAGGGTCTCCATCGTGAACTATTTTATTATTAGCTATCATCTCATAAGCGTTGCCGCAGCTAGGTATCATTCTTGAATGAGTTTGGGGGAAGTTAACCATATTAATACCTCTATCTAATAAAACTTGCGCAGTTCTTTCCATAAAAGCAGGGTCGTAAGCTACTTCCATTAATTTATATTTTGTAGCTAAGCTAACTATAAATGCTTCTATTTCTTGAACATCTAAATAATTTTCTCCTTGAGGTTGCCATATTTCACATTTAACTTTTACTATTCCATTTTCATCTTTTTGGCCATAAGCAACAGCGCAGGTATCATGACGCAATGCCATATCAATCCCAACAAATGTTTCAGCGCCAGGCATTAATTCCATTTCAGTATTTTCACAAGCTTGCCACTGTTCAGCGCTTATCCAGCTTTGCTCTTCTATTCTTGTCCATTGATTTAAATGGTATCTTTGAAATTCATTTACAGGCAATGATTTAAAACGCCTTCTTAAATTTTCTATAGGCCACCAATCATTCTGAATTGCTGGATTTACTTTTTTCCATACTTCTTCGTCCTTAGGGTTATCAGCGTCTTTAGCACCAAACCATTTAAAATAAAATTCAGGGTCTTCAGCTTTGCCTGCTTCTTTTAATAATCCTCTTTGATATAGCCTGCCCATTAAACTATCTAGATCATGGCCTGCTGTTGAAATATTTATAACAATTCCATCTCTTCTTTTAGCTGTATTATTTGAAAGAACATAATGCACTCGTTCTAAATTTATATTATTGAATTCATGAACTTCATCAAATATGCTACAACTGTTTCGGCCCCCATCAGCTGTTCCTGCTTTAGCTGCAATTCTGTATGCTCTTCCGCTTCCTTGTTTAACTTGTATTTCATTTTGATAAGTTTCAACCATTCCACTTAATATAGGACTTTCTTCGCACATTGTTTTCATAGTTCCAAAAACTAAATTAGCTTGTTCATAAGAAGCTGCAGCTACAGCAACTAAAGGTGAAGTAACACCAGACCCTAATAATTCATAAAGGCCAAGACCAGCAATGAGCTGCGATTTTCCATTTCCTTTAGGCAAACCTATAAGAGCTTCTCTATATTTTCTGTTGCCACGATCGGTTAATTCATACATTTCATAAATTATTTTTTTTTGCCAATCATCTAATTTAAATGGCATTCCATAAAAATCACCTTCGCCATGAACGCAAAAGCCTTCTATAAACTTAACTACTCTATCTCCAGTTGTTTCTGGTAACGTTATCATTATTCTTCTAGTTGTAATATTCTAGGGTCAACTAATTGTTTATCATCTTGTTGAAGCTATTGTTGCAATTGTTGAAAACCCATTTGAGCTTCACCAAAAGCAATTCCTAAACGTTGCCTAGCAAGCGGAGTTAATCCAAGTTCCTGTTCTAGCTTAAGTATTTTTTCTTCAAGCTTTAACGTTAATTGAATTAAAGGATTTATAACAGCCTGGCCTTTGCTCCCCTCAGCAAGCAGCCCAGCGTTACCCTGCCTAGCAACTACCCTATTGGCTCTTTCAACTTCATCATAAAACTGAAACAATCTATAAAATGCAGGTAAATCTACAGCTTGAGCTGTTGAAGCTAATTCGCTATTCCAATACTCATCCCAATACTTTATTGTTTTTGCAACCCATCTTGAATTAGGTTTAGGCGTTAATAATTGTTTGCCTCCT